TACCTGTAGTTAGACTTGCCGGTGATCCACGCCTTGTAATCCTCGCACTTCAGGTCGATGTATACAATGTCAGTGAACCACTCGACAAGCCTAGCCCTAGCAATGCTCTCGGAGTCATTCTCTGACGCGAAGCCGATGCGATAAACCATCACATCAGCATCCACGAGAGCGATACTAGGATTAGAGGACATCTTCCGTTTCTTCCTTGACTGCGCCTTCAGGATTGTAGGTCTTCAGTTCCGTTACGATGAGCTTTTGGATGCTCGGAGCAGAGCCAAACTTGGCAGACATCTTGTGACGGTACGAAGTCACCAGAGCAACAACCTTGGTGCCGTTACCGATCTTCTTGATGTCTACAGGGTTACCGTCTTCGTCCACAGGCTCAAACACAAACTTGGACTTACCAACGATGAACTTGCCCATCGTGTCCTTGTTCTTGATCTTGATGCCCAACTCCTCCAGGGCTTCGCAAGCCTTGTCAGACAGCATACCGAGAGTGCATTCGTACTTCGTGTTGTCTTCATTGAACTTGGTGTTGAACTCAGCCATCCAGTTGGCCCAGAAAAGCTCACCAGCAACGCGAACAGGCTTGTTATCACTACTCATTTCATCTTCCTTTCAGTTTTACAATGGTGCGGCTGGCGGGACTCGAACCCACACAGCGTAAGCCGGGAGATTTTAAGTCTCCTGTGTCTACCGATTCCACCACAGCCGCGAGAGAGCTACTATTGTAGCGTCATATTGTCCGGAATGCAACCACTTTCTTCATAAGCCCTTATGATGTGTAGGGCTTCCATGAGCAAATGCTTTGCATCATCGTAGTTCATGTTCTGAGAAATCTTCAGATCGAAGCCTTCCTCATCTGCTTGAATGATTACGATGCCAGCCGGAGAACTATCAATGGGTTTCTTTCCAATTCTTGCCAATCTTGTACTCCCCGTCCAATGGACATCGTAACTTAAAATGTTGTCCTGCTTCCACAATGCTCAGTCGTGCAGCCTTGCCTGCTTCGTCGGCAACACTGGCGTGACACTCAAACTGAAACTCATCGTGGACATTGGCAACTAGCCTCACTGGCCACTTGTTCTTCTTTATCTTGTCATAGAACAAGCACAGTGCCTTCTTCATCACAATCGCTCCGGCACCTTGGAGAAGGCTGTTAAGTGCTGCATGCTCGGAGCGAACCCAAATCTTACGACCATCAAGCCCCGGTACAAAGCCCTTGCCTGCATACTTGGATACCTTATCTCGTAGAGCCTTGAGTGCGGGAGTCGCATTAAGGAAGGAACTCGTAAGTCTTTCACCGTCCTTTGCCGACCCACCAACGATAGAACCAATCTTCGATGGCCCTGCCCCGTAGAGGAAAGCGTAGATGAACGTCTTTGCTTGATCCCGTGTCTGTAGTCCTGCTGCTTTTTGATTCTTCGTGTGGACATCAGTTCCGTCCTTGGAAGACCCTTCCACAACCGTCTTGACATAATCGTCATCCTTCATGTAGTGTGCCAACATCCGAAGCTCTAGCCCTGATGCGTCACAGCCCACCAAGACATTCCCAGACTCAACAGTCCAACACTGACGGCACTCAGGCCCATAGACAGACCCTGCGTTGGGGATCTGTGCCATATTCGGGCTTTGGTGTGTCATCCGGCCTGTTACAGCACCGTTAGTGATAACCCTACCGTGTACCCTGCCGTCAGAGCCTACAGCCTCCATCCAAGACTCAATCTGTGCCACACGCTTCTGTAGCATCAGATACTCAGCGATCAGTTTAGCCTCAGGAAGTTCGATCTTCGACAGGATAGATTCGTCAACCATCGGCTGTCCTGTCTCGGTGAACTTCTCCGGCTTCCACCCAAGCTCAATCAGCTTTTCTCCGATCTGCTTGCGTGATCCTGGGTTGAAAGTAACCAACAACGGCTTGAGTTGCTTTCCTGTCTTTTCGCTGACTCGTGGGACTTCGTAGGATGGCCATCGCTGCTGCATTGACTCATATACTTCTGCCATTCTTCCCTTGATGTCAACAAGTAGCAGGGTTGCGTACTCTTGATCCAACTTGAAACCATTTCGTTCCTGCTCCGCAATGATGGCTGCAACCTTGTGCTCAAGGTCAACAGACTCCTGACTGAACTCCTTGCGGGTGACTTCCTCTGTCAGCCTACGGTACAGCAGTTCAGTGACTTCTACGTCTGCCGTACAGTATTCAACCAGAAGGTCAGGGAAAGGATTGTCAAAGCATTCACCCTTGTAAGCCTGCTGCCGTCCAGCAAGTTCTTCCCAGCGTGTAGCGTAGTCAATCTTTTCCTTCCCGAGTGTCTTCCCCCATGCCTCCAGGCTGTGTCCTTGCTCTCGACTCGGATCTAGCAGCCTTGACACTATTAGAGTATCGTAGCATTGGCTCAAACGAATCCTCGTCTGCCAAGTACGATTTAGGATCGGTGCATCGAACGCCAGAATGTTTTGGCCGATTATTAACGTAGCGTCCTTTAAATACGCCCCGAGGGTCGCGGCTTCCTTCCATGTCTTTATCTCTTTACTGTCAATGTCTTTAGTGATTACCAAGTGAATCGTACGGTGATCCGTCGATGTTTCGATGTCCAGCACTAGCCTTTTCATATCTGGCTTTCAGTTCTTCATACTCGTGGATTAGACTCTGGTGATTCCTTAGTAGCTCGTCATACTTCCCCTCCAGTTCCCACACCCGAGCCACGAGTGATTCTATGTCCATCATAATGTTTCCTCAACCTCAAGCATTCTGCCTGTGTAAGTGTCAAACAACAAGTGACACGCAGGGCCGGTGTAGCCATTGTACCTGTTCTTGGCCACTGAAACCTTTGTCGTGTGCCTCTCATTGTGATCCTCTGCCATACTGTTGCGCTCCAGTGTAATCACTGCATCCGACAACTGAGCGATGGCCCCTGATCCACGCAACTGAGACAACGACACTGTCTGTCCATCCTCGTGCCCTGCATTGCCCGTGGGCCTGCGAAGGTGAGACACACAGAACAACGTAATCCCAAGCTCTTGTACCAGTGTCCGCAGCTTAGTCATCAGGTTGTCAATGGCCTTACGCTCGTCTCCCAAGTCCTGCCCTGAGACCACGATACTGATGTGATCCAGAAACACAACCTTACAATCAAGTGCCTTAGCCATGTAACGGATACGGTTGAGCACATTCTCAATCTCCAGTGACCCAAAGTGATCGAACAGGAATACCCTGCCAGTCCCTAGAGTCGCATCGAAGGCATCCTTCAGTTCTTCGCCGGTCACTGGAGTGTCTGGCAAGTGCAGCATCTTGTTAGCGTGTACTGACATGATGCTTCGTGCTGTCTTGCGTACAGACTCTTCCAGGAACATGGCTCCGATCTTCCAGTCCGTTGTCTTGAGCAGTCCGTACAGGATTTCCCGCAGGAACTGACTCTTACCAAGCCCTGACCCGGCTGTGACTGTAATCAGTTCAGCGTCACGGATGCCGTACAGCAGCTTGTTCAGTCCTTTCCACGGGTAATGCGCCTTAGCAGGCTGCTCGGGAGTGCTAACAGAGTCCCACAGATCAGCCGAGTTAACGATACCGTCCGGTACATAGACTTCTGCTTTCCACCACTCTGAAACAAATTCCTTAGTCGCGCCAGCAATGAGGTAGTCACAAGCATCTTTGAACCCCGACAGATGTTTTACGATCTTCGCCTTAGGCCCAAACAACTCAGCCACTTCTTTGGCTGCCTTGCGTCCAGGCTCATCAGCATCAAAGCAAATTACAATGTTCTCGAAACTGTCCAGCCACTCAAACTGTGTCTTACAGTCCTTCAGGGCTGCGTTAGCACCGTTACGGATAGACACAACAGGCCACTGACTCCCGGTAAGTTGGTAAGCAGCAAGGGCATCCAGTTCGCCTTCGACCAAAGTAACATACTTGCCTCCCTGATGGAACAGGTTTTGACCAAACAACTTAGCCTGCTGAAAGTCTCCACGGATGGAGAACTTCTTCTCTTCTACATTCCTGACCTTGTAAGCGACGACGGTAGAATCATTGTCAAGATACGGGTAATAATGGTTTGAATCATCTTGCAGTACTCCGAACTTTTCACAGGTTTGTCGATTGATACCACGCTCAGGGATGCCCCTGACAGTGCCGCTAACGCTCAGGCTCTTAGCCTTGGGCGGTTTCGGTGCTTGTTGAGTGTCTTCCACGCTAACCCTCGTAGTGTTACAAGCAAAGCAGTGAGTGTGCCCGTCATCGTACAGAGCATTAGCGTCTGAACTTTTACACGAAGGGCATTCAATATGCTTAACGAACTTTGATTCTGTCAAGATTTCTTCTCCACAGGAACAGCCAAAAGCCAATTAGAACCCAACATTCTAACAGATTTCACCCATTTACGCATGTTTGCGCGGTTTAATTCCACGCTGGCATTAGGGTTATTCCACAGCTTGCGTACCTTCGTGAGCATTTTAGTATTCATTCTGCACCTCTGCTGCCTTCTCGTCTGCTTCGTCTTCCAGGCGTTGCAGTGCATTGGCGTTGAGACTGTCCACAGGAAATTCCTTGTCATCAATGGCCAGGGATAGGATAGAGGCTCGGTAGTTCCGGTGAATCTTAGCCTCAACCGTCACCAGACAGTCGCCCATGTAGGTTTCAAAGATAAAGGTCACGATGCCATCCTATAGAGTCCAATGTTAGCGAATGCGTAGCCAATGTAACAGACAAACATAGGCGTATTGCCTTTGTATAGCTGCTCCAGGGCTACGCCGAGGTAGATCAAGCCCGTTACAGCGATTAACCATGCACTCATTTCTTCTCTCCTAGTCGTTCGCGCAGGGCGGTGTCGTCTACGGCGTGGGTGTAGAGGGCCATTCCTGTAGTCAGAACAAGTGCAGGGTTAGTCGGAACAACAGTGAAGTGCCCCGCATATACCCCGCTCACATACGCCACCGGCCTGCCTCGCTCCAGCGCCTCAAGCGCCTGCTGCGCTGCTTCTCGTAGGCTCATTGTATCACCTCCGCATCCCTACAGGCAATCCAGTTGCGTGCACTGTACTGGTCACGCTCACGCACCCAGAACACAGCCTCGTCAGGGTCAAACCAGACCACATCGAACTGCTCGCCGATGTGTTGACTGTACCAGAACAGACCATCGGAACAGCCTTTGACTTGAATCTTGATTACTTTTCGATCAGACATGATAAGACCACCACAAGAACAGTTGACAATAAGACGATCATCGATCATCGTCCCACTCAGACATCACACGGTTTATGTCCTTCATCACGACATCAAACCCATAAAGACGCATCAAATCGACAATGGCATGGACAGTCCCAAAGTAGTAGCATTCTTCCTGGAATGCTTGATTGTCACCTAGAGACCTCAGATATTCCCCTTCCAGGGTGCTCAGATCGTCGTCAACGTGCATGATTTCCTCTTAAAAGTTAACATTAACAGTTAAAATGTTATAAATATCTTATAACATTATTCTTTTATGTTGTCTTCTCTGTATAGATCATTATAGACTACAACTTCGTCTGTGTCAACAGGTTCTTCAATGTCCACACAGTTTGCAAGGTCTTCCCTTGTGGTCACAGGCACATCGGCCATTGTGGACACCTCAGCGAAACACCCATTGCACAGGTCAAGGTAAGCCCCGGTAAGGGCATGCTTGCGGGTTGATTCGTAATCGTTCAGGTTCTTGTTGCAGCACTGACAGCGCATGTTAATCCTTTCAAGTGTTGTTTATTTACAACAGTGCATCTGACCACTCAGGGTTTACCCTAGGTTGTCTTGGATGCTTAACTGGTTCCAGGGGTTGACCTTTGTATGTCGGAAAAGGCCAGTGTTTCAGCAATGAACAACGCTTCAGGCTACCTTGGTATTCCCTGACCCACGATAGCGCCTCTACGGGCCTTTTAAGGGCCTTCCTGACCCCTTCCTTGCCTAGATTGTCTTTAGCCATTGTCTAGACTCCTCAATTGCGTCCTCTTCCAAGCCCTCAAACGTCCTTGATTGTAGGGTCTCTCCGGTGTCATAGTCTATCAATTCTAGCTCATAAAAGCCAGGATTGTGGACAAGCCAAACGTGGACAACCTTGTCAAAGGTTCCAACAGAATAGATGAACTCCATGGTCAGGGCTTTGCAGTGTTAAGGGCACGGGTGATGCGCCACTTCGCTGCTTGTTCGCTCTTGCAAATGCGCGACAGTTTGCCCTTGGCATTGAAGACATCAAACTTTGAGGGCTTCCCTGCCTTTTTGAATTCAACGATTGCGAAGCTCTTGTAAATGATGGTTTTCATGGTCAATTTTCCTTCAGTTGGTCAGTTAGAGGTTTTCACAATACGAAACAAGCCCATTGGCTCACCATTGGCGTCAGGGTGATCGTTCCACAATGCCCACAACTTACATTGTGTCCTATCACTGTTGCGGTATGCAACAATGCCTGTTGACTTAAAAAC